GTAGTTACCCCAGGCTTTACCTGTTTTAGCACTTACACCCTCACGCCAAACGCGTGCGCCGTGTTTGCACTCAGGCTTGCCCTCAATCACACTTGCACCTAACTCATCAGCTACATTTTTAATTGTTGCAGCTATGGCATTTGTAGCCCAAAGGTCATCAGCAATAGGTGCCACAGTTTTAGCACTTAACGCCTCTACCTTCTCCATATCCTGTTTAGTGCTGCGAGCTATGCCGCCAGGTGTAAGCAGGCCGATAACTCTGCCGTAACAGCTTGTGATTGCATTTTCTACCCAAAAGTGCAGATTTACGCCGCGGTCTGATCTAACCTCTAACGCATAATCTACAGCGCTGGGCTTTTCGTCATCATAGTTACGGTAGGCCTCGCCTCTTACCAATATATAACCTTTTGTTATATCTATGTCCTCTATGTATGCAACCAAACGCATTGTAGGAAACTCTGAGCGAGCGCGGATAATCCTGGCGTTAACATCCTCGTAGCCCTCTAAGAAATTGGTCATTTGATTAGCTCTGCATCACGTAGAGCTTTGGCAATATTGCGCCCTCTTACGTAGCCCTCGCCGTGACCGTGTTTAAAGCCAATCGAGTAGCCGATCACCATAAACATAAAGCCCATACCGCAAGCGGCAAGGCCTATTAATAAATCCAAACTGTTCATATTTCGCCCTTTGTTAAGGCCGATTAAGCTACTAACGCGAGTAGCCCTCTCAGCGTGTGTAACAAAAGTATGAGGGTAAGGGCTGACAAAACGCAATTAGACACGCCCTATTTAGCTAAGCGATCCTCTAAAAGCATTTCGTAGATTTTGTCCACACGGGCCTCAATACGGTCAACACGGCCCCGCAGGTTATGGCCGCCGTTACCGTCAGGCTTTAGCTCTGCTAAATAGTACTTAACTAAGTGGCGTATAAGCCCAGCTGCTAACCCCAAAATGGTACAGCTCCCCAAAGCTACACCGATTAGCAGCTGAGCCTGTTCCATTACTTAGCGCCTACGCCAATTTGCTTTTCTGAGGGCTGCAAAGCTTTTAATAGTGGCCCGATTAGGCCAGCAATAAAGGCGTTAGCCAATACTTTAGGGTCTGAAATCCCCGACATATACAAAGCTGCCGCGCTTGCCAAAGCGGCACGTGCGTAAGATTTAGCAGCTGCAATTGCTTGCTCTTTCATTTATTCGCTCCTGTAATGCCCTTAATTGACTTGATATAATACCGAAACCACAGTAGTACCGCTGGCAACCACACCATACAAAGCTGTATGATCTCCTACAGGTACGGTTAATTTGTCTTTATGATCTACAAGGTAACCGTTGGCTGTAGTTAAATCCGCCCCACCTATGTATAGAGCATCATTACTAGCGTGTATTAAAGCTGTTTGATCTCCTATACTTTCAGGCACTAAAATTGTTGCTGATGTAGTTACTGTTACTCGCCTACTAGTTGGCATTTGTTTGCTCCAATTTTTTAATAAAGGCCTCTACCTTGTCAGGCTTAATAGCCACCTCAAAATGCATCTCGTCTTTTCTATTCTTGTAATCCCCGCCCCAGGTTAGGCCGTACTTTTTAGCCAGGGCCTGGATCATAGGCACTTTGCCTGGCTCAAAGGTGCCAACCTTGCCTAGAGGGTGTTGTGTCGCATTGAGGTCTATAGCTGTACCTGAGCTGTGGTTACTTAGCTTGTCAGTTGTGCCTCGTACCATACGGAAACAGTAGCCCCAATCATCTAAAGAGCCCTCATCAATTGGCTCAATTAGTTTATGAAACTCAGCGGCAAAGCCTACAAGCAAAGGTGCAACCTTTTCTGCACAGCGCAGCTTAATGGTGCTACCAGGTACAGGATAAGACTTTATGCCTATCTCTGCCTGATCCTTTGAAGCTGGCCAACCGTTGTAACTAGCTAGGCTCATTTGGAAACTTTGCCTCATCAGCTAAGCCACCCTGAGCAGGTAAATCACGTAACGCCTGGCGATATGTAGCCCAAGCCACTTTGTCAGTTGGTGCATCAGGTAATTGTGTCCAGTCTGATTGTGCTAATTCAGCATTTCGCCATAACTTGATCTGTTCCCACTTTTGCTCATTGGTTGCATCTGGAAATGCTGCGTTAAAAATAAACATTAAGCCACCTCGTAAGTAATGACAAAAGCAATGTAATCGTTTGTCGTCCAAGTGAAAGGAACTGTTGATGTTACTAATGCTGCGCTTCCGTAAGTTGTTGATGTGTTTGCAACCAACAAACGAATTGTGTCTGCATATTGTAAGTAACCAATTCCCATAAATTGCGTTGTTCCAAAATCCATTAAAGTGACTGGTATTGTCAACCCAGCACCTTGCGCTGCATTAAACGGCAACGAAATGAAATTATCTGCGCCAATTGTCGAAGTTGATCCAAGTGCAAACCGCACTTCAACTGTAACCATTTTTCCGATTTTTAAGTATCTTGCCGAAATGCTCCCATTACCTAATGCTGGTCCCGTCAAAACTGGTGTGTAAGTCGTCCAAGCACCGCCCCACTTTAAGCCAGTTGCTTCACCACTTGCTGCTTGCAAAAAGTTATCGTTTGTTCCAACAGCTAGGCGAGCAGGTGTATCGGCGGCGCTAGCTGCGATGAGATCGCCTTTAGCATCCACGATTGAGTTTTGTATAGCGTTGCTGTCATCAAAGCCAACCCAAGCTGAGCCTGAATAGGTTAGTACCGCATCAGTATCCTTTAGGTAACAGCATTGGCCCTCTTGTGGTGAGGTGATAGCCGCATCACGCGCTGCCGCTGAGGCAAACACCAATACGCCCTGCATTAGGTAGCCGTTAGTATCAGCTGCCGTTAATACCTCGCCAGTTGTAAAGGTTTTAAAACCTAGTCCAGCTGCCATAATTTTGCTCCTTAGTAGGCCAATACGCCGCTGTCAAGCAAGCCGTATATGGATGAGTCTAATATAAAACCGTCAATAATCGGCTCTAAAGTGGTGAGTGTTGTTTTCCAGCTATTAGGCGTGATGCTTTGAGCCACGCCAAACACCTGCAAAGTTTTAGTTAACGTTGAGCCGCCAGGCTGATTAGTTGTAATGGTTACTGGGTCAAAGTAATCAAGGCCTAAGGCCGCGATAATGCCAGCATTGTAATTGTCTGTATATAAATCTAGCTTTATAGCATCACAGCGGATAGAGGTTTCAGCACGTGAGGCAATATAGGCACGGGCGTAATCCAGGGCTACCGCATCAGTTTCCATTAAAAGGTTTTGTTGGTTATAGCTATGGATAAAGTACTTATCTATGCTGGCTTGATTGATAGCTGTTTGAGCCGTGCCGCCTGTACGAGTAATAGAGGCTGAGTTATAAACTAAGGTATCGTCTAATCTCCAAACGGCATCAAAATAGCCTATTTCTGTGCCGTTGTCGTTAAACACAACAGCGGCTTTACCTGTGCTGCCAGCGGTTACAGCTCTATCCTGGAAAACAAACGAGCCTGAGGCATCAACATAGAGCGCGCCGTACTCACTTATCTCTACCGTTTGCATAGCTGCAAGGCTTGTACGTGCGGTGCCTGGGTCATTTTGTAACGTGGTTAATCCTGCATCCACGTCACGCATAGTTGCAGGCCAGCCAATTTGATCCAAAATCTCATTAATGCGTGTGCCTGATAGTTGCCCAGCTGCCGCCCCCGCCACGGTGCTAATCTGAGCATTTTGGGCAAGCCTAAAAGCATCCACAGCTGTAATAGTTGTGTACACAACATCATTAGCATTTTTAGGTGTAGTGGTTGTATAGGTTGTAATAAAGCCTGAAAAGATAGGGTAAGTAATTGCCCCATAAGTAGCCGTAATCTGCACCTTACGCATAGGGGTTAATAGCGTGTAGTAAGGGCTGGCTGGGTTTTGAGGGTTAAAATCGCCGTTTTGATCCACGATACGCATACTCAGGGTGCCTGTTTGAAACTGATCTGCCTGAGGGTTGCGGCCACGCATAGTTTGTATGCTGTCAACAACGTTTGAAACATCAACAATAACTGATGCGCTGTCAGCCAAAATATTTGTACCTAAGATACCGCTATCTAAAACCATAGCCTGAGCAAAGCTAGGCCCAGTACTAAAGTTAATAACCGCATTAATTACTGGGATTGTCATACCGCAATAGCCCCTGCATAGTTGAGGTTGTTACCAAACCTGTTATTTTGTTGTACGGCCGTTTGCACTACCTCAATTAGGCCGCTTGTCTTGTCCTCAATAGTTACAATAACCTCAGTAGAGCCAGCACCATAGCCACGGCCTGTGTTCATATTAGGGCTATAGCCGCCTAAATCTCCTAGTTTTCTTTGATACTCAATGAGTGATAAATAATCAGCATAGTTTTGCTGTTCCTGTAGCAAGGCAAAAGCATTAGCACGCTCTGTAGCTGCCTCAGCGTACTCAATAATTGCCTCAATAGAGCCGCCTTTAGTGTCAATAGGTGCTATGTAATCGCCTACGGATATACCTGAGCCTAGTGAGCTGCTAGTGGGCAGCTTTGCCGTAGCTTGTGTATTGGCCTGAGCTAGTAGCCGTAGCATCTCCTTAATTTTATCTAAGGTCATATTAAGGTTGTTTTGATCAATAAGTTCTTTAGGCTTTAAAGCATCTAGGATATTTTTAATGTCTGTGAGCTTGTAACTTTGGTTTTGTAGCGTGCCTAATATCTGTAAATCTTTGTTTAGCTTTTCAGCCAGACGGGTAGCAGCTACAACATCCTTATTAGCAATTGCGTCCTCTAGCGCCAATATGTCTTGCTTAACCGTTAGGCGTGCAAGGTCATTAGCCAGCTGTAAGCGCTGTTGATCTGTAGCATTTACGCCTAGTTTGTTAATCTCATTTTGCTTAGCCAGTAGAGCAGCCTGGATTTGAATAGCATCTAGGTTAAAAACATCCTGACCTTTACCCAAAGCCAGGGCAGCTTTATCAAGGGCAGCCTGATCTTTTTTTGCCTTAGCTGTAGCAGCTGCGCTTTTAGCTTGATCCTTAGCCAATTTAGCAAGCTCTTTATTGCGCTTAATAGCATCTAGTTCTGCCTTTTTAGCAGCTGCCAAAGCTGCACGGCCTGTATCTTGATTTGCCAAACTCATAGG